TAAAATAAAAAACCTTTTTTTTTTTTTTTTGTTTTGTTTTTCTTTTTTTTATTAGTCTTTGTTTTCTTTTCTTCCTTTTCTTCCTTTTCTTCCTTTTCTACTTTATCAAGTTTTTTATCAACAGGTCTATATCTGAGAAACCATTCTTCATATTCTGGATCTCCACGTTTTCCTTTTAATTCAGCAAATTTTTCAGCTTTTTCCGCACGCATTTCTTCAACAGTTTCTTGATGTCCCATACAATTAATGCTAAATCGTTTTAACAAGCCTTTTTGTGTTAATCTATTTTTTTCTTGAACTTTAAATAAATAATTAGCCATACATAAAATACGATCTTTATCATAATAAGGTCTATTCGCATATAAAAATGCTAACCAAAAACTAAGCATTGTATCAATAGTAGCAATTTTAATAGTATAACCCCCATCTTTAATAATATTATAACTGTGGCATGCTAATGGTTGATAAATAAATGCTACAGTATCTTCATCTACTTTAATTTCATAGTTAGGCGCAATAATTTCACCAATACCTGGTCTTTTAATAATTTTGACATTTTTTACATCAATATCAGTTAATCTTTCTTTTACAATTTGAGCAGTAAGCAATGGTTCTTCAGATAAAACATCAAAATCTGGTATTTTATGTAATTTATGTCTTAATTTTTTAGGCATATATTGAGAATACATAGATAAAGCATAACCTCCAAAAAATACAACGCCTTGATCTATTAATGTATGCTGAATATTATCATAAATTTTATCAGAAAATTCATTATGTCCCATTTTTCTTTGAAATTCAATTTGAAAACATTGTTTACCAATAAGTGGATGATGTTTATTTAAAAGAGTTAGACGTTTCAGGACTTTTTCCCAACGACTAACATCTCCAGCTGGTCTTGATAATTCTAAATACATGCCCATACGAAGAAGATTAGGAGGTGCGTACAAAATACCAGCAACTTTAATAGATTCTTTTTTAATAGCAGAAAATAAATCTTTAGGTAATGAAGTTATATCAGCAACTGGAATAAAATTTACAAATACTTTATAAGTTCCATGATGTTGGCCTGATTTAGCTTCTACTTCTTGGAAACCATTTTCTACGTATATATCTGTTAATTCTTTTGCGTCATTTAACGCGTTTGAACTATAAAAATCATAATCAGGAATTTCAATATCTTTATTATAGAATTGGTCTTGTTTTGGTAAGAGTTCGTTTATGCTTAAACCGCCATAACAAATTAGATGTTTTTTACGTAAAAAATTTTCTACAATAGTAATTATGCGTTTGACTTCTGGAGAATTAGCTGATTGTCTGCCCTGTTTCTCCTCAGCTTTATCTACTGCTGTTCTTAAAATAGCCAATTCACAATCACTAAATGTTAGTTCTTTACATAGATTATCCTTTTTAGTCATTTATATATTATTGTTATAAATATTTTATAAACAGTTTTATTTGATGTCCCCACTTTTATTTTAAGAGACATACTTAAAAATAAAGTATATTATTATTCTATAATGCCTAAACTTTGTCAATTTGAAAATTGTCGCAATAGAGCTACTTATGCTGAATTTTATGGTATACCAATCAGATGTAAAACACATAAAGAAAAATTACATAATCAATATAAAATATGCCATTGTGGAAATAAATTCCCTGTTTTTAATTATGTTGGGTTAAAACCTGAATATTGTGCTAAATGTAAGTCAGATGGAATGATAGATGTTTTTAACAATAAATGTACGTGTGGAAGAGTTCAACCATCCTATAATTTTGAAGGTTTAATCGCAAAATATTGTATTAAATGTAAATTGGATGGAATGATTAATGTAATTACCAAAATGTGTAAATGTGGAAGAGCATCTCCAATTTTTAATTTTGAGGGATTATCAGCAGAATATTGTTCTAAATGTAAATTGGATGGAATGGTAGATATAAAAAGTAAAAAATGTAAATGTAATAGTGTTCGTCCATCTTTTAATTTTGAGGGATTAACAGCAGAATATTGTTCTAAATGTAAATTGGATGGAATGATAGATATAAAAAGTAAAAAATGTAAATGCAACAGCGTTCAACCACAATTTAATTTTAAAGGATTAAACGCAGAATATTGTTCTAAATGTAAATTAGATGGTATGATTGATTTAAAACATAAAAAGTGCTGTTGTGGTCTATCGAGACCCAGCTATAATTATAAAGGTTTAAAGGCAGAATACTGTATCAATTGTAAATTAGAAGAAATGATTGATGTAGTTCATGAAAAATGTAGTTGTGGATTAGCTAGACCTAGTTATAATTTAAAGGGTTTAAATGCGATGTTTTGTGTAAATTGTAAAACATCTGATATGATTGATGTAGTTAATAAAAAATGTAAGGCTAATTTTTGTTTAGGTTCTTTAGGTAACAGTAAATATAAAGGTTATTGTTCTTTTTGTTATCAACAAACATTTCCAAATGACCCAATAACATTTCAAATTCGTTCAAAAACAAAGGAAATAGCTGTAAGAGATTTTATAAATAAAAACTTTGTCGGTTTTCAACATGATAAATCATTATGGACAGGAAATTGCGAATGCGTAAATAGAAGACGAATAGACCATCGTTTATTAATAGGCAATACATTGTTATGTATTGAAACAGATGAAAATCAGCATAAATATTATAATGCGAATAACGAAGAAATTCGTTATGATGATTTATATATGATACATAGCGGAAAATTTATATTTATTAGATTCAATCCTGATAAGTATAAAAATAAAAATGGAAAAATTATTAATCCAATGTTGTATACACGTTTACCAGTATTACAAATGGAGATAGAAAAACAAATACAACGAATAAATCAAGAAAAAAATACTGATCTATTGGAAATAGTAAAATTATATTATGATAATTATAATTAAATATTAAAACTGTAAAAATCTGATTGAACTGTTTTTGTAGCAAATGATAATTCTGGGTTTTGAGCTGGTGGTAATGGAATTGTTACAGGAATATAACGTAAATTTTCTGGTTTCAATACAAACGCATAACCTTTTTCATCAAAGAATATATCATTTTCTTCCACATTTACATCAATTGTTTGATAACGCATTGCTAAAAGTTGACAGCCCATTTCTCTCATAACTAAGGAACTAGGATTTTCCGGATTAGATCCTTTATCGGGCATACCAATTGTCATATTTTGTTTATTAAATTCTATTAATTCATTCATATCTGGTGTATATTTAATATCATAATAATGTAATGCTCGCATAAAAACTGAATTACTTGTCATATTTACAAATCTATAAAATTCAGGACATTCTAAAAATGATATATTACTTCTATCTACAATAATGACTACTTTTCCTAGTAAATTTTTAATAGGAACATTACCGAAATTTTTACCATTATTTTCCGAATCATAATCTTTGCTCAATAATATGGAATCATAATTTTCTAAAAGCTTAGCAAAATTTTGATACATTGCTTGATTTGTACTTTTAATACGTAAATGTATTATAATTGGATCACTTGAATTGGGAGCAGTTGAAGTGGAAAAAGCATAATCTCTTATAATATTCATTATATCTACAAAATTTACATAATTAAATGTTTCCTTAACATAATAACTATCACTTGTTGAAGTTGCTACGACTGGCCCATCATTTATTGAAAATATCTCAAAGTCTAACCCTCTTACACCTTGTTTTAAAAGCGATTTTAAATTACATGTGTCTACAAAATCATTTTTATAATTTCCTCCACTACAACAATTATAAGCTGTCTTAATATAATAATCCTTAAATGTATAATTAAATTGATCTGTTTCATCTATAGATCTTATTTTACCATTAAGATCACCGTAAAGTTTGTTCATATATTTACATTCTCTACCTCTTAACCCATTATAATAAAAATAACATAAAAATGAAATTAATATTATTAAAAATATAATACAACTTAATAATACTACAGCTGTGGATTCTTTCATCTGAGTAATATTTTTTACTACGTTAGATATATTTTGTTCTGCGTTTGAAATATTATTCATACTATATTATACTTTTAAAAAAAAGTATACCATTAAACAATTTATATTTCTAAAATTATCAATAAATTATTTAGAAATAAGAAATATTATAAAATTATATTATGATGAATAAAGAATTAAAAATAATATAATATAATATAAAAATATGGCAGGAGGTTTAATGCAACTTGTAAGTCAAGGACAACAAAATATAATTTTAAATGGTAACCCAAGCAAAAGCTTCTTTAAATCAACATATCATCAATACACTAATTTTGGGTTACAGAAATTTAGGGTAGATTATGAAGGTTCAAAAACTTTGCGCTTGTCGGAAGAATCTTCATTTACGTTTAAAATTCCCCGATATGCTGATCTTTTAATGGATTGTTATATATCTGTTATATTACCAAATATTTGGTCTCCTATTTTACCACCTCAGCAAATTACAGAACAAACAACCGCACAAGGTCTAGGAAATATAGAACAATGGGCTCCATATGAATTCAAATGGATTGAATATATTGGAGCTAAAATGATTTCTAAAATTAGTTTTACATGTGGTAATTATACATTACAAGAATATTCTGGAGATTATTTATTAGCTGCGGTTCAAAGAGATTTTTCTCTTACTAAAAAGGAATTGTTTTATAATATGATTGGGCATATTCCTGAATTAGTAGATCCAGCCAATGCTGAATCACGCGTAAATTCATATCCAAATGCTTTTTATACCGATGAAATAGCAGGTCCTGAACCTTCTATTAGAGGTAGAATATTATATATTCCTTTAAATAATTGGTTTGGATTAAAATCACAAATGGCGTTTCCATTAACATCTTTACAATATAATGAATTACAAATCAATGTTACATTTAGACCTATTAATCAATTATTTCAAATACGTGATGTATTTGATGCGTTTAATAATTATCCATATATAGCACCTAATTTTAACTCATGGTATATGCAATTTTATCGTTTTTTACATCCTCCACCCGACTTATGTCTAGATATAACTTCATATCCAGATCAAAGAGGAATATGGAATGCTGATATTCATTTAAATTGTACTTATTGTTTTTTATCAAATGAGGAAGAAAGATTGTTTGCTTTACAAGAGCAAAAGTATTTAATAAAACAAGTTCATGAACAAATATTTCCTAATGTTACTGGACCTAACAAAATAGAGTTAGATTCATTAGGAATGGTTTCAAGTTGGTTATTTTATTTCCAAAGAAGTGATGCTAATTTAAGGAATGAATGGTCAAATTATACAAATTGGCCATATAATTATAGACCAGTCAATGTAATACAAGCTCCAACATCTGGTAATTATACTATTTATCGCACTCAAGGAGGAGCATTAGTTCCTGTACCAATAGGACCAGGTGTAAATCCAGATGGTACATTAACTGGATTAGTAATAAATCAAACATATAATCTTCAAAATATAAAACCAATTTTAGTAGCTATGGGTATTTTATTAGATGGTGCCTATAGAGAAAATATTCAAGCTGCTGGTATTTTTGATTATATTGAGAAATATACTAGAACTTCTGGCAATGCTCCCGATGGGTTATATTGTTATAATTTTGGTATTCATTCAAATAATTCTGATTTACAACCATCAGGAGCAATAAATATGAGTAGATTTTCACAAATTGAATTAGAATTTACTACTATTATCCCACCATTGGACCCATTAGCACAAAGTTTAACAATATGTGATCCAGAAACAGGTAATGTTATTGGTATTAATAAACCTACATGGCGTATTTATGATTATAATTTTGATTTACATTTATTTGAAGAAAGAATTAATGTTGTCAACTTTATTGGTGGAAATGTTGGTTTAATGTATGCGACATAATAGGGTTAGGGTTAGGGTTTATACTAGATACGCATTGGAAGCAGGAGGTGTGGTTTCAAAAAATGCTCCTGTTGCTGAAATTGTTGTCGGATATTTAGGCTCAAAATCTTGAACTTTTCCTGATTCTGTATCACCCAAATTATATTTTTCTTCTTGATATTTATCATATAATTCCTGCTTTTTATTGTATAATTTTAATCCTTCGTTAAATCCACGACTCCATTTATCAACTCCCAAATATGGCTTTATTATTTGAGCCTCTTTGGAACCCGGATAAATTTCTTCAAAATCTATACCATGATTATCATATCCTGTTGTTAATGAACTATAATGTAAACCCTCATTTTGAGTCAATTTTCCACCATTATCATATGGAGCAACGTCCTTTGTTACACAACTATTTAATGGTTTTGGACCTGGATTACAACCATAACAATCAATATCTGCTGTACATTGCTCTCTAGTTATAGCACATTGAGCCTTAGGTCCACAAAAATTCTGACAACTAACACGATCAGTTAATGGTAAATTTACAGTGTGACTATATAGTGGAGAATTTATATCATTATAATTTATTACCGCATCTTTTGGATAAGGGACCACATTATAAGAATATTTTTCAAAGTCAGTTAAACCCTCTACCAAATTATTTTTAAAACAATAGTTTTGAATTATTGATGAACCCCATTTTATTATTATCCAAAAAAGTAATAAACAGATTCCTGTGTATATTATTGTATATTTATAATTCATATTTAATATACAATAATATTATTTTTTGTATGATCACTAATTATGATTTTTATTTATTATAAAAATTTTTATATATAATTATTATAACTAATGTCTACTGAAGATACTAATACAATTGATGATAAAAAAAATAATACAAATTCAGAAACAAAACAAAACAAAGTTATTCCATTTTTAATTTATTATTTAGTTGTTACTATTGGAACTATAATTATTTTTGTTTTTATAATTGGTTCTTTTGGCTTATATACTACTAAAGTTGCTCAATCTAATATTTTACCTGATAATAGTAGTTTAGCACCTTTTACAGATATTAATAGAATAATTAAAGATTTACCAATTGATATTAATGTTATTAAACCTTGGCATGATTTTTTCTCATTTAATAGTGAAAATACAATTTCACAAAAAATCAATTTTGATTCTCAAGAATATTTAGCTAGTTTCAAAGATAGCTTTTTATGCGCTTTAAAATTAAAAGCCAAACCTGAATCTGGTGTATTTGCCAATACTGCTTTATATTATTCCAAAGTTTTTGATAGTATTATTGCTACTAACTTTCAGATTATTAATATAATTTTTTATTATTTAAGTTATTTTCCTGAATCTGTAATAATGTTAATTTATGGTTTAATCGCAATTCCTTTATTTTTTATATTTTTTAGTGTTTCATATCTTTGGACTTTTTTTTACCATATTATAAATATACCTCAGTTTTTTAGAGCTGCTTCGGAAAATAATGAAAAGAAATGGGAACCTACTAACAAAATATCATTTTTAAGAATTATTCCATTAGTATTACTTGGAATTAATTGTTTTGGTGCTTTAATTTCCGCATTATTAACGCCATTTTTATTGACATTATATTCTTTTATAACACCATTAGCTGTTGGTGGTAAAGTTAATAATAAAAATTACAATGTATTAAATTTAATATTAGATTCTTTTAGTTATAAATCAAAATTTTTCTTGGATTTGGCTTCAATTGGTCTACTATTTAATGCGTTTAATTTTTTTACAATAGATATTGCTCTAGCCATAATTCCTGCTTTAATTATTTTATACATTATAGGAGAATATAGAATTGAAAATCCTGAAGTTAATACTAATGGATTTACTAAATCTGTTGGAATTAACCAAACAAAAGTAACATTTAATAAAAATGATGTAAATTCTAATGCGGTTCCGTTTAATGTTTGTGCTATTCCTGAAGAACAAAACGGTGGATTTCAAAACGGTGGATTTCAAAGCAGAGGAAAACAATACAAAATGAATGGAAAAAAAAAATATAATATAAGATTCGTATAATAAAGAATTTAAATATAATTTTAAAAAATATTCTATAAATTGTTATAATGGGAAAAAATAAAACCATTAATTCATTACCGTTTATTAGTGTTGTTACTCCTACATTTAATAGACGACCCTTTATCCCTTATATGATCAAGTGTTTTTTTAATCAAACTTATCCAAAAGACAGAATTGAATGGATTATTATTGATGATGGAACCGATCCTATTGGAGATTTAGTTCAACATATCCCACAAGTTAAATATTTTTATTATGAAGAAAAAATGTTATTAGGAAAAAAAAGAAATTTAGCAAATAGCAAGTGTTCAGGAGATATTATTATTTATATGGATGATGATGACTATTATCCAGAGGAAAGATTTTCACATGCGGTTGAAACATTATTACAAAATCCTCAATATTTAATCGCTGGTTCATCTGAAATGCATGTTTATTTTGAATCTAGAAATTGTATTTACCAATGCGGTCCATATAAACAATATCATTCAACAGCCGCTACATTTGCCTTCAGGAAAGAATTATTAAAACAAACTAAATATGATGATGAAAAAGCATTAGCAGAAGAAACTCAATTTACAAAAGGATATACTATTCCTTTGATTCAATTAGATACTTTAAAATCTATATTGGTTTTTTCACATAAACACAATTCATTAAATAAAGAAAAATTATTAGAAAATCCAGAAGCAACAAAAGCTGTTTTATCTAAATATACAGTAGATGATTTTATAAAAGATCCTGTATTAAAACAATTTTATATGTATGATATGAATAAAGTTTTAGTAAATTATGAACCTGGTAGACCAGAAAATAAACCCAAAGTAATGGAACAAATTAAACAGCTAGAAGAAGATAGAGCTAGAAGAATTGAAGAACATAATAAAATGCGAGAATCCCAAAACAAATTTTTATCCCATATTAATAAACCAATTAATAATGATATAATAAATGAATATGAAAAAAAATTATCAGAAAAATCATATCTTATTAATGAATTATTAAAAAAAATAAGATTACTTACGAGTGAATTAGATGATTACAAATCAGGAAAAAAATGATTCATTATAATATATTTTTAAAACAACATAAAGCTATATTATATTTTATAACAGGGATTAATGAGTTACGAGAAAAATATGTTTTTTGATACTGAAAATGATATTGTTTTAACTTCTAAAAATAAAAATAATATTTTACAAGAAGTAAAAAAGACTGATACAAAATATGATAAATATGTTAAAGTTTTGAAAATGAAATGGATTGATGGCAAATATTATGACAAAGTAACAGTTGAACTTTTTGGTTCAGGAGAAACTGGAACAAAAATAAGAAATGCTGTTACAGGTGCTAAAACTCCATTTTTAGTTGGAAGTTTAAATGAAGATTTATTTTTCAAAATTATTGATGCTACTGGTAATAAAGGTAGGAAAGATTCATTAGTTTTATTTTATGATAGTCCGGAACAATATGAAAATCATCAGTTTAATCTTTTAAACCAAGTTGTAAAAGAATCATGGACCAATAAAAATTTGGAAGCAAGAAAACGATTAAACTTGGGAAAGCAATAATTTAATATTTTTATAAATAAATTTTTATTTTTATAAAAACTTATTTTTTATACTTTTCTACATATCATCATCCGAAAATACAATATCTTCAGTTTCTTCGGCATTTTCCTTTGTATATTTATCTAAATATCTATAAATACGACTAACATCTAATTTTGATATATCATAATTCTCAAATAAAAGATATATTTCATTATCACTATATTTATTTTTTAAATCCAAGAAAAAGGCAAACATATCATTTTTATCCATTGATAATTCTTGACATAAATTTTGAATAAATATTGAATTATTGTATTCTGTTGAATATTTTGTTAAAACTTTTGTAAATCTTACCTCTGATGGGTTGAAAGTTTGTTTCTTTTTTTGTTCATTGGAAAAAAATGTATCATGATATATACTATTATTTTTAAATGTCTTTATTAATGAACTCATCTCGTTAAATTGCCAAATTTGTTTTTGAAATGTTATTCTATCTATATAATCCGCAAAACATATATTATCTAAAATTTTTAAATAAAATGGAATTGAATGTTGCTTTTCCATTTTACTTAAAACATCTATTATATTTTCATGCCATAATAAACCAACAATTGTTCTATCAGTTTCATTCATTATTGTTAAATGTTCTTCTATAGAAAATCTATTATTTATTAATTTTTTTGTTATTTTTCTTGTATCATCATTATATGATTTCATTAAAAATATATTTTTTAT